ACAGGCACAGTCGTATTTGCTTAAGCCCTACAACACTCGGGAGAGGTAAGCCATGTACAACAGAATAACCGTGGTAGTCGATAACGGAGAAGCACAGCTCTTTGACGTTAACCAAAACGACCGCGTATACATGTCCCAAATCGTAAGCAATGACAGCAAAGCCGATAACGTATTTGCCCTCATGTCGATACTTGCTTACGCGAAAATTGAAGGCCGAAAAGCAGTCACGTACGGAGCGATCGAGAAATGGGTAGATGAACATAATGTATTCGTGGAGGCGGAAGCCCCAAAAGTTACCCGGACGGCGGATACTTCCGACATATCGTCCGAATAGCGTTACGAATACGCCGACCATTTAGCGAAGTTTTACAGTACGACCCGCAACTATTAGCCACGATAGAGGAGGAGATCACTAATGGCGATCTATGAATCTGGCGTAAGCGGGTTAAACGAATTACTTAGAGACTTCCGCAAACTAGGCAAGGAAGCCGCTAGGGAATTACGCGCTAGCTCGAAAACTATTGCGGAGCAACATATGGTGCCAGCGTGGAAAAGCGCCGCCCAACAATACGCTGGGCCTTGGGGAGAGGATATAGCCAACAGCGTGCGGGCAGGCTCAGACCGTCTCCCTAAAGTCATGATCGGAAGCGCTAAAAAAGTCATGAGAGGCGGAGCCTCGGCAACTATGGTTCGCTACCCGTCAGATAAAGGCGATCGGGGCCGGGCCGCTAGCGGAGCCCGTAACCGTATGCCAGCCGCGTTCGGATCGGGTACCGACTGGATTAGTCAAGCTAGGGACTATCAGCCTAAAGCGCTACAGGAGTGGGCTAAAGCCGTAGACCGTATCGCGTTTAAATGGAACGTGCTCTAATGGCAGTACGTGGCGGCAAAACCTTAACAATATTTTTGGCGGCAGATCTCAAGAAGTTTAACCAGGGCACAGCGCAAGCCCAAACCGGTCTCAAAGGCCTAGCCGGAACAATGAAAAACCTACTCGGCCCAGCCGCAATCGGGGCCGGTATAGCCATTGCTGGGCTAGCCACAAAAATAGCCGTAGACTCGATCGGAGCCGCGTCTGATCTAGTTGAAACACAGAACAAAGTAATTGAGATATTCGGAGAATCGTCAGACGCTATACTCGCGTTTGCCGATAATTCAGCCGTAGCCCTCGGTCAGACAAAGCAAGAAGCCCTAGACGGGGCGGCCACATTTGCCCTATTTGGGAAGTCTGCTGGGTTATCTGGTGAGGCGCTAGTCGGATTTTCTAGCCAACTTGTCGCTCTTTCCGCTGACCTCGCGTCGTTTAACAATTCCAGCCCACAAGAAGCCATAACCGCGATTGGCGCAGCACTTCGGGGAGAGGCAGAACCTCTCCGGCGATTTGGTGTCCTGCTTGATGATGCGACACTTAAAGCCCGCGCTATGGAAATGGGCATATATGCCGGCACAGGATCACTAACGCAGCAGCAGAAGGTTCTTGCCGCTCACTCCGAGATCTTAGCGCAGACTACGACACAGCAGGGAGACTTTGCGAGGACTTCCAATGGCCTAGCCAATTCTCAAAAAATACTCCAGGCTGCGGTTGATAACCTTACGACAGCTTTTGGCACCGGTTTGCTAACCGGATTTGAGAAGGCAGCTGGAGGGGCAACCGACCTAGCTAAAAAGTTGAAGGACTTGGAGGATGACGCCGAGAAGGCAGGCGCGACTCTCGCAGTTATTGGCACGACCGCACTTGATGTCGGTGCAAACTTTTTAAGCGCATATTCAGGAGTGCTCCAATTCGTTAAAGGTATGCAAGACTCCGAAAATGCTCTTGTTAGAGTGCTTGGATACGCTACCCCGCTAACTGGCGTCGCTTTAGCTTTAGGTGACTCCTTTGAGGATCTAGCCAAGTCAGAGGACGCGGCAGCAAAAGCCACGGACAAGGCAGCGGCAGCAGCCGCCAACGCAGTTCCCGCGTTTGACGCTCTTTATGGCGCGACAAATAAAGCGACAAGCGCGCACATGTCCTATTTACAAGCTCACGGCGTAAAAACAACTATAATTAAAAAGGCTAACGAAAACTATCAAGACCTTGCAGCGCGTCTAAAGCAAGTAAATACTTTTGCTTCCATTACTGATAACGAATTATCAGCATTAAACGAAACCCTTTTGGCAGGTAGCAGCGCAGTCGAAAAACTTACAAAGCGGGAAAAAGAACTAATAGATTTACAAGAAACTAAAAAGAATTACCTTGACAATAACCGCACCCGACTAGCCGCCTACACGGCAGAGCTGCAAGAAGCCACAGACGCTATCGAAAGTTTCACTAGCGGCATGCAAGCCAACCTATTAGCCGGAGTCGACCTAGGGGCCGCGTTCGAGGGCCAATTTGGGGAAGCTGGAGCAGCTACAGGGGTAAGCCTGCTGGAAGGATTTACCAAACAAATAGACCAGGCGGAATACTTCGGTAACGTACTTTCAGCGATTAAAGCCCAGGGCGCGGACAGTCGACTAATTGAGCAAATAGCCGGACTTGGGCCAGAAGTGGGAGCGCAACTAGGCCAACAAATGCTAGACGAAGGCCTAGTACCTACACTAAACGACAAGTTTATTGCAGTACAGGAGACTACTAAAACCCTAGCTATGGGCCTAGTTCCCGAGTTTCTATTGGCCGGGCAAGAATCGGCCTTAACTATGGTCGACTCGATTAGCGAACAAATGGCTAAAGAAGTAAACCGCCTAGCAAAGATCGGTAAAAAAATAGCCAAACCATTAGGGCAATCATTCAAGGCCGAACTAATGAAAGACGTAGCGGCAGCTCTTAGGGAAGTAGAAGCGGCAGGAGCAGCAGGACGGGCCGAAGCCGTAGCCCAGGCGGAACGCCGGCAAGTAAACCTGACAAACGCGGCAGTAGCCCAGGCATTACAAAACCTAGTTAGATCGGCTGACGCCCGCAACGGTGCCCCAATAAGCCCGGTAAACAGATGATAAGCGAAATAAGCCTTAACGGTAACCCGCTTGATCTTTCTACCGTGGAGTATGAAGTACAGATCCAGCATGGCCGAAGCGACATTACAGCCGCCCCACAGCCTTCGAATAGTCAAATAATTATTAGGGGTGCTACAGCGGTAGACGTGAACATAAACGACACCATAGAAATAAAAGCCTACGGCTTCCATAGGTTCACAGGGCAAGTTTCAGACGTCACGCTAACCCATTTATCAAGCGTCTCGCCCGTAGCCGTGTCAACCATAACCTCGATAGGTGAGTTATCGCGAGTTGGATTTACCGAAGTCGGGGCCAGCGGGTACGCCGAGGAAACGGTATCGACTCGGGTAGATGAAGTGCTAACAGCCGTAGGCCTGCCATATCTAAACGGAGCCGACACAGTAACAGTCCTCCACGCCATAACCGGCGCAGATATTGACCCCACAGACGCACTAAGCTATTTGGCCTACCTAGCCGAAACCACCGGCGCTACATATTATGACGATCCTTACGGGCGTATCGTGTTCGAATCCTACGGCATGCGAGGCACGACCTCATTTATTGGCGCCTGGGCGAACGTGGTCGGAACCTACGCCGACAACACAGTAACCTGGGCAAGTTACCCAGTTAACCAGGTACCAACAAATATACCCGGCACAGACATTATTTTTACCCCTAACTGGACTCGCACCCGGCAAACCGTTCTAAACTCTGTAACCGTCCTAGGCCATAACGATAGCCACGAGACTACGCAAACAGACGCTGGATCAATCGCCACCTATGGGCTACGCGAATACAGACTACAAACGGACATTAAAAGCGCTGGAGATATCAGCGACCGGGCCGAAGCGATAATAACCGCCCAAGCAATACCCTTCTGGAATCTCGGCAGTATTTCAATACTTGTCCACAATCTCGAAACAGTAGACCGCGACCTAGTTTTAGAGCTCGTCAGCGGCATGGGGGTAACGCTGGAAAACCTGCCACAACCGGCACCAGAAACCTACTACTTTGGGATAGTTGAAGGCTGGGGAGAGATCTACACCCCAGAGCAACACATACTCACCCTGTCACTATCTGACCCTAGATATTCCCTAGCCACAATACCGTGGAGTGACGTGGACGGGGCGCTAGAATGGGGCGATATTCCGGCTTCGCTTAAATGGTTCGAGACAATAACTAGCCGAGATCTAGCGGCATAAGGAGAGCAATATGGCACTTACACCAGAAGGAACCCCGTATGTCGAGTCTACGGATCTCGTAGCCAACTATCCGGCGGCTTCTCTATCGTTGGCTAACCGTGTAGACCTAGTGGGTATGTTACCGTTCGCAGACTCCGCAGCAAGGGCTACAGCAATACCCAGCCCAACGGACGGGCAATTCACTTACCTACAGGACACAAATACTCCAGAGTTTTATGATGGTGCCTCGTTCGTACCCATTGCTGGCGGGAAAATTTTGCAAATAGTCTACGCCTATAGTGTCTCAAATACCACTACCACATCAACTTCATATGTGACAACGAATATTGTTGGAACGATTACTCCATCATCAGCGACTAGCGAAATACTCGTTATCGCTAGTTCACAGTTTTCAGTCTCAAGTTCCAACATAGGCTACATGACTATTTTTAGAGGGACAGTAGCAGGAACAAACTTAGGCCCGGCTAACGGATTTGCGCTAATAACCACCGCGTCACAAGCACCGCAGTCACTACAAACCGCCGTCTATTTAGACAGTCCAAACACAACTTCCGCTCAAGCCTACACAATCGGATTTAAAACAAACGGCGGAGGTGTAACCGTCAACAACGCGAACTATGGAACGATTACACTCATGGAGGTGTCAGCATGATAACGACAGCACAAGCAGTAGAAAGCCTTCGGCCAAATATCGAGTGGACTATGTCAGGTGATGATGTAGAGGACATTACCTGGCACACAGAAGGAGCGGAACCGTTAACTATGGCGGAAGTGCAGGCCGAAATTAAACGGTTAGAAAAAGCGGAAGCCGACAAAATTAAAGCAGATCAGGCCGCAACCGCCGCCGCTATCGCCCACGCTAAAAGCCTAGGATTTACCGACGCCATGATAGCCGTAATGTACCCGAACCTAGGAGCATGACCGTGGATGAAATACAGACCACCGAGGCCGATTTTGAGACTATGGAAGCGGAAGCCCCTAAGCCCAAGAAAGCCGCTAAAAAGGCCGCTAAAACTACGGCAGACAGCACAGAGCGGGCGCGAGATAGGGTGAAAGCGAAACTATTAGCGGCAGGCCGCCCTAACAAAGACGACATGCTTAGCCGACTGGCACATGACGATTAACAGCCCAGCCGACCTAATCCCGCTTATAGCCATTATTACGGCAGTATTCGGGTTACTTGTCTGGATCATTCGCGCCCAAATATCTTTAAGCAGGCAATTCGAGCCGAACGGTGGCGCAAGCATTAAAGACTCTTTAACACGGATAGAACGCGACCAGCGCTATTTACGCGACCGCCTGGACACCCACATAGACCAACATCAGAAAGGGCAAACGTGAAAAAGTTTGAGGAATGGCTAGCCGCAACCGCTACCGGATCATTCGTTAAAATCGCGTCAGGAGCCGCACTAGGAGCCCTACTTTCATGGCTCACCACGGCGGACATTCACCCGCTAATCGTGGCGATCGGTGCAGCCGTTATTCCCATAGCAATAAACACGGTGAACCCGCAAGATCCACGTTATGGAACAGTCGACTGGACAGATCTAGATGGCTAAACTTTGCGCGGGTGGCGTAAGGCTTAGAGACCAGATTGACCGCCGTTGGCCTAATCGTGATAAGCGCTCGGACGGCTGGATAGGTGACAGCGACCACGCCGCCCGGAAATCCGATCACAACCAAAACTCTGAGGGTATTGTGTATGCGCTGGATATAGACGAAAATCTAGGTAAAGGCCCAGCCCGTAACGGTCGTACGGCCAAAAAACTAGCCGATCAGATAATTAAGTACGCCATGTCGGATTTACCTGGTCATAATCGGATTAAATACGTGGTGTACGAGAACCAAATAGCCTCCGGCACCTACTCGGGAGCATGGTGGAAATGGCGTGGCAAAGGCTACGGACACACACAACACATACATATCAGCTTCACACAGGCCGCTAAACGGGACTCCACTATCTACCCATTACCGATCCTCACAAATAACCCAGCCAAGAAAATAGCCTGGAGTCGCGCACTCAAAAACGCCAGAAAGTAGTACGCTCTATCTCGGAAGGGGTAAAAATGAGCGAATACATTAGACCAGCAGAAGCCGCAAAAATGCTCGGAGTAAGCCGAGACACAGTACGCAGATACGCAGACAACGGGGACATAACCGCCATTAAAACACCAGGCGGACAGCGGAGAATCGACCGTGAA